GATTTGCTGATATGCGTTGGTTTTAATCCACAAAGAGCCGTCGTCAAAAAGGTGATAAATCGATGCGTCACCGCCTGATCCTTCACGGAATGACTCGCTGATGTTGTCCGCGAACGGTGGGAGAGTTTCGATCAGGTCTTGCTCCTCCCATGACAGGCTGCGACACATAGCGTAGGTATGGCGCACATAGGCGAGCGCGGACTGCGGGAGGTTGTCCGCGTGGAATGATTGCAGGATCGTCTCGCGTGCAATGATGCGTTCGAGGATGGGAATAAGTTTTGGATTCATGATTCGTGATTTGATTTGAGGAAGGACTTGTGGCCTACCCTTTCGCAGCACGCCTTGCGGCATGATGCGCGTAGGATGGGTCAAACCTCAAAGGTAACCAGCCGGTAGCCCTTGCGCGGTTCAATCTTGGCTGTCATTCGCTCCTTTCGCGTCGCGTCGCGCATTGCCTGATTCCAGTCTACCTTGTCGCGGAAAGAGCCGTTGCCAATCTTCACCGAGACATTGCGCGGCATTTCATGCGCGAGGAATTGCGCGCGTTCGAGTTGTGACAGCGGGGAGCGATTGAGAAAGGCCGGGATTGAATCGCCAAAGCCATTCCAGAATTCATCGGATAAATCGCGGAAGATTGCGGTGATTTTCATTGTATGCGCGGGGTATGGGTTAGAACAACTGAATGACGATTCCGCCTTCGAATTCGACGACTTGCGTGTGTTCGCGGAGCCATTCCAGAGCCTCCGGTTCGCAGTCCGCGTCATTTCCGCAGACTTCCTTGAATCCGAAGTCATTTGCGGCCTTCAGCGCGGAGGGATATTCGGCCCATTCGCAGCAGATACCGATCGGGTCTAGCTCAAGCTCCACTCCGCAATCGTCCTCGTAAGATTCAAGGTAATCGAAGAGAGCGAACAGAGCGGCGCGGGTAAATTGACTCTCGCGGCCAGCGGCGCGGAAAGAGTCGACGAATTGATAGGACGTGACGGTTTGCTTCATGGGATTTTATGCTTTTGATTCGGGTTTGATTACCCGCACAACCCACGGTTTCCCATGGGCTGGCCGGGGAATCAAATCTTGGTGATTTGATGCAATGCGGATTCAATGTCACGCCGGAGGCCGGAACGAATCGAATCGGCCAGTTTCAACGCGGCGTCCATGATTCGTTCCGATTCGTTGCGCGCATCCAAGATAATCTTGTCACGCTCACGCAGGGAATCGGCGCGCATTTCCGCGCAACGGCGCGCGCAGTCTTGGATTGAGGCGGAGGCCAAGATTCCCGGTTCAATGTCGGATCGAATGTCGCTTTCGATGAATGGGATTTGCTCGCGGAGCCAAGCGCCGCAGTAGCTGTCGGAACCGAGACTATCGGCGGCGGCGGTTAGGATTTGGATTTCTTCGGACTTGGATTTCATGGGATTTGATTCGGCGACTCATTCGCCGCTGCAATCCACTCTTTCGAATGGATTGGCGCGGGGAATCAATGGCGAACACGGATTCCGGCGGCGCGCATAGCTTTCCGCCAGTACTTGTCACGCGACGGCGGATTCGATTTGTCAAAGTGAAGGGATTCCGTCCGGTTAGAGCAATCGCGGAAGTTTTCCTCAGGATAGGACGAAAGCCAATCCCATCGGGAACCGGCGCAAGGGGACGAGGAAGGGATGGGATGCGCGCGCATCAATTCGACCAGCTCGCGGAACGTGACAGGCTCCGATTGACAGATAAATCCGGCGTCGTCGGATTCGCCGAATTCGGCGGATTCAGGCGTGACGGTTTCAAAGGTGCGGGAGATTAGAATCATGGGAGTTTTACTTTGAGAGATTGATGCGGGGACGGAATTCAAGGCATGGGCCGGAAACGGAAGCGGAAACATAATAGTCTGACAGGTTGAAAGCGGCGATGCGTTCCGAATCGGGGAACGGAAGGATAGCGTGGCATTCGTGGGGTTTTCCTTCGTTTCGAACACGGGGAGTTCTATCTATACGGAGGCAGAATTCGGAGAATGTTTCTTTCATGGGATTTGATTGGCTTTGGATTCGGCGTGATTGCCGATTGCAGGCTTCCGTTTCCGAAAGCCTGTCTATCGAGAATCAAACCAATTCGGCGTACGAATAGGATTTCAAATCGTTGCGGATTGAATCGGCGACGCCGGATTCGAAAGCTTCCCATAGTTCGTTGGCGTCATCGCTTTCGTTGAATTCATGGGCGATGAATTCGAATGGGGAATACTCACGGGAATTGATTTCAGCAGCGTAACAAATGCATTCATGGTATTCTGCGATATTTTCCGGCGTGACGGTTTTGCCAAGTCCAATCCAATCGATCGATCGATCGATGGCGTCGCCGATTGACGGGACATTATGGCAAGCGATGCCATGGCCATGATTCCAACCTAGGCGATAGGCACGCTCTAAGGTTGAATCGGAGGCGAATGCGGCGGGGATAGTTTCGGGATAGTTCATGGGATTTGTTTAATGGTTGGGAGTGAAGTTGAGAGACGTTTCAAGGTACGCTTGGAATAGGACGAAAGCGATGATTGCCAAGGCAATGGCGATGCGTTTCAGGGTTGAGCGTTTCATGTTGGGACAGACTAGAGTGGACGTGGCGGGGAGTCAAAGAAAAAGTTTGAAAAAGTTTAGAAAGGGGGAAAAGGCCTGATTTTACAGGGGAAAACGAGGGAAAACGAAAAGCGAAAAGGCGACGAAGGCGACGTTGAACGATTCACGACGACAGGCTAAGGTGACGGGAAATGAGGATTGGAAAACAAGCTTGGGAAAAGGCGAAGGCGCTTTACTTTGCGGGGCAAAGTTGGGAGACAATTGCAAACGATTTGCAACTGAACAAGGCGACGTTGACGAACAAGGCCAGTATTGAAGGGATTACGAAAGTGAAGGCTCAAATGCAAACGGTTTGCATTGAAAAGAAAACCCAATCGTTGGAAGCGTTGTCCGCAATCGTCCGCAGCAAACTAGCTGCCGATGCAGCCAGCACGTTGGAACGCATAGACAGCTATTCGTTGGACGGGATAAAGGATGAAAGCGTGCGCGAGACTATTCTTGGTTCCGTCGCCAAGCGTAGCGCGCTGGTTTTCGGATGGAGTGAACAAGGCGAAAGCGCCAGCGTGAGCATCAACTTGCTCGGTTCAATGCCTGATCGAATCGCTGAGATTCAAGTCACGGGAGAATCCGATTCGAAGTAAATATAACACACATTGTGCGTCTCAGGGAAACTTATGATCAGCATAAGTTTTGCTTATGACAGAAAAGGATTGTTTTCTTAGGGGTTGGCACGATTGTTGACGTAGGACCTGGCACCCCCTTTGCGGGTGGGCTTCGTTTACGATACCCCCCTCAAAAATTTTCCACCTTTTTGACCATGCTAAACAAAATCAAAATTGGTCAAACTGTATCTTTAACAACCGCTGAGAGGAAGTTGGCCCACTTCATCGCCAAGAATCGCAACGGCAATAATCGTCATTTCAACATTACCAACCTGAAGATCAGCGCGCAGGATTCTGCGACTGTGGATTTGGAGGGTATATGCGGCGAGATAGCGTTCTGTAAGTTGTTCAACGTGTATCCTGATCTGGATACCGACCGCGATCCTCCGCATCCGCTCTACGACGCGACAATCCCGCCACCGCCAGGATATCGCATCGATGTCAAAACGACCAAGTACGAGACTGGAAAGCTACTAGTCGATGCGCGCAAAGGCCCGAAAACCGATAGCGTTGATTTCTATGTACTGATGACCGGCTCATTCCCAGGTCCGTACACTTACCGTGGCATGATAGCGCGGGAGACGATCATCGCACCTCATCGGATCGAGACAATTAAGGGTTATCGCTCATACGCCGCCATCCAATCGGAGTTAGTGGCCAACCCTATGGACGACACATTTTAATTGACGCGATAAGCATTTCTATCGCTCCATCCCGCGTAACGACCCTAAGCAGGGCCACGGATTGGTCATCCGTGGCAAACGTCTAAGCGGCAATGACACTCCGCATCGGAAGCGGTTGGATAATCAGCCACCGTGTGGTGGATGGATAGCCAGCCATAACGCAGATAACGTCGGTTTACATTTTTCATCTCATGTCTTGTCCTAATGTCTTCAACGCCTTTGCGGTGGCTACCGAGTCGCTCGCTCAGGACGTTTATAAACGCGCCTCGTACCGCTCGATGTGGCTCAACATGATTGAGCGCGGCGAGTATCCTCAGGGTACTGGTCTGACCCAGACCTCGTTCACCACCACCTCCATCGAGCCGACTGCGGCTGAGGAGTGGTCGGCCATCACGCTCGCCAGCGGCGAGAACGGTGGCGCTTGCGATGTCACCTACAATGACGTTCCGGTCGGCTACAATGCCGTCACCTGGAGTCCTGAGCGTTTCGCCCTCAAAGGTCCGCTCCTGTGTAAGGACGATCTGACCTTCGACCATCGCGTCGAGGCGTTCCTGCGCGTGTACTTGGAGAAGCTCTCGATCCGCGCTCAGCGTTCTTGGGAGACTCGTTATCAGAACACCTTCGCCAAGTTCGCCATCAAGGCTGTGGCCGACTCGTCCTTCACTCAGGTTGAGACGATTCCGTCTGGCGTGAATGAGTTCCCCTGGATTCAGACCGGATCGGCTGGTCAGGCGCTCAATCAGTCCACCTCCGAGCTGACTCAGGAGATGCTCGATGTCGCCGCCGCCACGCTGATCCGTAACGGCGCGACGAATCCTGATAGTTCCGGCTTCATCAGCTACTCCAGCGATGGTCCGATCTTCCCGCTGTACATCGGCTTGGAGGCTTCGCAGCGCATCGCTCAGAACAACCCCGCGTTCCGCGATGACTTGCGCTTCGCTGATCAGGGCAGTGGCGCTGGTGCGGAGTTGCTCAAGCGCATTGGCGCGAATCGGGTCATCAAGAACTTCCGGCATGTGCCGAATCTGTTCCCGCCCCGGTTTACCTATGCCGGTGGCAAGTACACGCTGGTTCAGCCGTTCACCAGCTCCAGCGGCACGAAGGGTACGGTGTTCAGCGTCAACCCGAGCTGGACGACCGCTCCGTACGAGGCCGCGTTCATCGTTACCCCGTACGTCTTCAAGTCGCATATCGTGCGTCCTGTGAACCGCGTTGGCGACTTGAGCTGGATGCCGACCAACTACATGGGTGAGTGGCAGTGGGTAACGGGTGCCTACAAGCTCGATGTGGATTGCGCCGATCCGCTGGAGAAGAAGGGTCAGCACTACGCTGAGTTCGTGCATGCGTCGGAGCCAATCTTCCCGTCGCAGGGAATGACTATTATCTTTAGGCGTTGCACCGGCGCTCTGACCCAGGTAATTTGTTCCTGAGGTAGTTAATACCTAATCCATGCAGCCTCGGCAGCGAAAGTTGCCGGGGCTTTTTCTTTGCCTCAACGTCTTGACGAATCAACGTTGATTGGTTAAGATTTCAGCGCATGGAAAAACTGAAACGTGGCGACGTACGCGAAAGTGACGGGAAGAAATTCTGGTTCTACGGCCCGAAGCTGGCCAACGGTGAACGCTCGGAATATTGGGTTTCGCCTGAAAGGTATGAATACCTGCTCCTGAAATCGGCTGAGAAACTTAAGCGGTACGCTGAAAAAAATCCAGACAAGCTAAAGGAGGGTGCAGCCAGGAGATATCAAGAAAATCGAGAGCAAAGGCTTGAAAAAGCGCGCGAGTATTACGCTCAGAACAAGGAGCAGATTAACAAGCGGAACAGCGAGTACGGAAAGAAGAACGCTGAACACCTGAAGAAAAAGTCGAACGAATACCGCGCTGCCAATCGCGAGCGAGCGCGTCAATGGAATAGGAAATACACCAAAGCCAACCGCCAACTTTTGACGGACAAACTCCGCGAACGCCGCCGCAACGACCCGCTTATGCGCCTCAAAGACGCTATTCGCGGCTCAGTTCGTGCATATCTCGGAAGCAAGAAAACGCGACGGTCGGCCACGTTCGAGATTGTCGGATGTACGCCTGATTTCCTGCGCTCTCATCTGGAAAAACAATTCAAGCCGGGAATGACCTGGGAGAATTACGGCAGTCATTGGCATGTCGATCATCGCATTCCATTGGCCAGTGGAACGACGCACGAGGAGGTTATGGGCTTGAGTCATTGGACGAATCTGCAACCGCTTGAGGCGCTAGAAAATATGATGAAGAGCGACAAGCTCCCAACATCGCATTAGCCTCTTGACACTAATGCCCACAAAGTGATGCTCCCCGTATGCCGGTATTTACCATCCCCGAAGGCGTTGAAATCCCCGAGAATCTGAAGGAAGGCGAGGCTTTCCAGACGATGGCGACTATCGTTCTTGGCAAGGGCGGCAAGGCTGAGGTCATCGAGATTGATGGCATGGTCATCCCAGGCTACGAGAGTAAGTCGAAGGGCAAGAAGATGGCTGAGCGTGGTGAGGAGGAGTACGAGGAGGAGGAGGAGGTTGCTGAGGGCGGCGGCGGGGAGGGTTTCGTCGCTGAGGTGATGCGCCGTGGTTCTGGTCCGATGGCCTAAATTGTAAATCGATATGCCAAACATCACATGCGACGAGGCGGAGACGCTGATCAATGAGGCGGCGTCGCTGGGATGTCGTTCTCCATGGGAGGTTGAGCTGGCCAAGCTCGCCCTTGAGAATCGCATTGCCGCGTATCTTCAGGGTGGTGGCGCGACGCGCGGAACGTATCGGAGCGTGAGCGCGACGGGGAATGTCACGAGTGGTGATTATCTTCTGCTCTGCGATTCAACCGCTGGCGCGGTGACGGTTACGCTGCCACCCGCTGCGCTTGTTCCGGGTCGGATCTATGTGTTCAAGCGAATCAATGCCGGTGCGAACAACGTGGTTGTTGACGGCTATGCGTCGGAGACGATTGACGGGGCGACGACGTACACACTGAGTTCTCAGTGGGCTGGCGTGACGGTTATGAGCAACGGAACCGCTTGGTTCATCATCATCTGATATGGCTAACATCTCCTGCGCGGAAGCTGCTAATCTGATCGCCGAGGCTTACGGCGCTTCGTGCAAGAGTCCGCGCGAGCGTAATCTGCTGGAGATTGGCCTACTCTGGGAGGCTGCGACGCTTGGCGGAACGGCTGACATCACGGCGGACAACACGGTGATTACGGCTGACAGCACGATCATCACGGCGGACATGACCGAATTTCTGTAACCCGAAACCAAACCATTTAATTCGATATGGCACAGCAAACCATCAATGTCGGAACGTCCCCCAATGACGGGACGGGAACGCCGCTGCGTACGGCTTTCCAGTACACGAACAGCAACTTCAGCGAGCTGTACACGGCTGTTGGGCCGAGCGGCAATAACATCGTTGTTCCTGGTACCGCCACCATCACCGGCGATCTGACGGTGGCAACTAATCGGTTGAGTGTCAGTTCCACCGGAGTTCAGATTGGTACAACTACAAATAAAACCACGGCATTTACCGGAAACGGAACAGGCCTAACGATTGGTGCGGCTTTGGCACCAACTATTGCTTTGTGGGATACTACGAATGCTTCGTATGTTGGGAGCATAAGTCAGATTGATGCTGATATGTATCTGACGAACACTGCTGTCGGGCAGATGGTGTTCTCAACTGATAATACATCGCGTTACACAATCTCATCCACCGGCGTAGCAACATGGTCGAACGTCGGCGGAGTCGCTGGCACCGCCATGACCCTGAACTCCACGGGGCTGGGCGTGGGGGTTACGCCTAGTGCGTGGGCTGCTGGATTTAAAGTGGTTCAATTTGGACCCGGTTCCGCCATTTCGTGCAATACAAACGCATCACGATGCGATATTAGCGCAAACTACTTTTACGACGGAGCGAACAAGTTCATTACCGCGAGTGGGTATGCTACAAATCTAACTCAGGAAAACGGTAATTTCTATTTCTATCGAAGCACTGCTACTTCTGGAGGTGCCGGTGCTGCGTGCACCTTCACCCAAGCGATGACGCTCGACGCGAGTGGGAATCTGTTGGTGGGGAAGACGTCGCTTGGTGATTCAAATGTTGGCGTTCAGTTGATGCCGACCGCTGGTCTGTCGATGAGTTTGGCTTCGCAGATTGATGCTCAAACCACTTGCGCTGTTTATTCAACTACAGCCGCTGCCTATCGGTTTTACATTGGAATGGGTGGCACCGTGTTCGCAACCAACACGACCATCTCGGCCATCTCCGATGCCCGACTGAAGGAGAACGTGCAGGATATTGACGTTGGCCTCAGCGCAATTCTCTCCCTCAAGCCGCGCAAGTTCGATTGGAAGGAAGGTAAGGGCAAAAACATCAAAGGTGACAGGGGCTTCATCGCTCAGGAGTTTGAGCAGGTGTTCCCGCAGCTTGTGGACGAGTGGAAAGACCCTGCCCCCGAAGGCGAAGCTCCCTACAAGTCCGTCCGCCAAGACCTCATTCCTGTGCTGGTGAAAGCCATTCAGGAACTGGCCGCTGAAGTCAACGCTCTGAAGAACGCCTAATATGAACATCTCCATCAACTGGATCATCGAACGCCTTCTCGTTAAGCCGACCGAAGGCACCTACTCCGATGTCGTAATCACCGCCGACTGGAGGTGCAACGGCACCGAAACCATCGGCACCGGCGACGACGCAAAGACCTACAGCGGCACCTGCTACGGCAGCGCGTCGTTCGCTCCGCCGAGCGAGAACTTCACGCCGTACGAGGATTTGACGCAGGATCAAGTCCTCGGATGGTGCTACGCTTCTGGAGTCGATCAGACCGCCATCGAGGCGAACGTCTCCGCGCAGATCGAGAACCAGATCAACCCTCCGGTCATCGCTCCGCCGTTGCCGTGGGTGCCGGTGGTTCCTCCGCCCCAACCCGAGATGATCGTGCCTCCGATGCTGCCTCAGGTTGAGCCGGTTTTGGTGACGCAGGCCGATTCCAAGCCGTCTTCGGCGCAGGAAATCGTTGCGCCAGTTCAGGATGTCACCGATGCTCCGGCGGCATGATTAAAATTGAACTGACACTCGAACAAACGAACACCCTGCTGCAACTCGTAGAAATCGCGATGAAGGCTGGCAACATCAACAATGTGAAAGCCGGACTTCCTCTCTACGATCTGATCCTTGATTCAGCCAAGCAGCAGGCTCCTGCCGCTAACTAACAGCCACGCACGATGACGGACCACCACGCTTTTATCAGAGACATCTCAATAGGCGTCGGTGGTCCGGCCATCGGCATTCTAGGGAACGCGGTATTCTCCGATCCGAATCTCAAGACTACCTCATTGGCTCTTGGCGCGCTCGCCGCGCTTCTTACATGCGCCGTGAAAGCAGTCGAACTCTATCGCAAACTCAAAAACGACAAATGAACGCCAATATTTCATCCCTCCTCCGCCACGGTCTTAGCGCGCTCGGCGGTTTCCTCGTAGCCAAAGGGTTGGCCAGTGCTGATCAGGTTGCCGAGATTGCTGGCGCGACTGTCACTTTGCTCGGTGCTGTATGGTCGATCTGGAAGAACAAGC